GTGCGGTTGAACATCGTACCTTAGCAGTCCCTGTACCACTGATGGCGAAAACACTGCCACCAATGGGTGAATCCTCTAACAGAGGAACGGGGAAGAACACATCCGGTTTGCTAAAACGGATGGTCTTCGTGCGTGTAGCACCCTGCTGGGGTTTCAGATGAGAACATAGCTTACCAAATTCAAAGTCAGTTTGACAGCGAATAGGTAGGGGCTTATTTCTCTCCGTGAATACGAGCGTTTTGTAATGGACACCCTCTTTTAGAGGTGCCCAAACTTCTGTAAATAAACCGGACGAGTAATTCTCGTTGGCTGGTACAGAAGGCACATTGATCAGAAACGAATCGATATAGTTGATTGTCTCCGTCAACGGAACGTCGACGCGCAGCTGCCATAACCATAAAAGGTTTCGCAGCGCGATTAAGGATTGCAGGTCATTATCGTAATCTTTTCGAAAAAAGACTGGTCTAATGTCAGTCCCGCAATAGTATTCACGTCCACAGGTCTCTCGAACGGGTCCGTCCCAAAAGGACTTATCCGTGTTAACCACACTTCCCACTCGACCGAGTAGGTTGAGCAAGTGAGGCACAACTAAACGAGGAACTATGATATCATCTCCGAACACGACTGTATCCCTATCAAAGGGATGTCGTGCTAGCTCATATGCTTCAATGCATAGGCTATAGAAGATGATAGTCTGAATAACGAAGGTCGTACCGTTACCCATACTGGCGTACTTATTTAAAAGCAAACTGCGATCGTGCAGCTCAATAAATTCAGAGCGAACACTTTCTAACAGTTTGAGCCAATCTAGAGGTAAGAGGGTCCGAACCAGCTCCAGGGAAATCCTGTCGCTGGCCTCCGACAAGTCTATCGTGGCAGGACTTCGCAGTCCGCCATGTATCGAGCCCAGCCGCGCAAGTTGGCGATTAAGCTCGACAGATCGGATGTTAATGGGTGTCTTTCGACGTAAACGTCTTGAGAGCACCTCATGCATACCGAGCTGATAGAACATGTTGAAGGTTGGTTCCTTCGCGATAGTTCGTCTTTTTGAACTATCTTTCGGTACAGTCGTCAACTTGTTTGAACGTACAGCCCTGCATAACGTAGAAGTTATAAAAGGCAACTTGATATCATAGCCGTCATCCCAACCGGGATGTCTCAGCATGATACCAAATTCGTCCCATAGCG